CGTGGGGGCCGCCGAAGGCGTAACTCGTTTGGGAGGGGCGGAGCAGGCCCCTCCCCCTTTTCCGGAGGTTGTCAAATGTCAAGATCGGTCGCTGACCGAATTGTCCACCGCATGCCTCGTCCATGCCGGTGCGACGAGTGCGGTGGTCCTCGCGTTGAATTGCAGTCAAAGAAGCTCATGGGGATGCACGTCAAAGGCCCGTGGGATTTAATCTGGCATTGCGGCGACTGCCTCGCGTTCGTTGGCTGTCACCAAGGCACGGACGTCCCGCTCGGACTCATGGCGAACGTTGAGACGCGTCGAGCGCGCTACCTGGCCCATGAAACCCTCGACCCGCTTTGGAAGGGCAAGCGCGCCATCGCCGAGCGGCAGGATGTCTATGCGTGGATAGCGTCCTTCTTGGGCATACGTCCCGAGGTCGCGCATATCTCCATGCTCAACGAAGAGCAGTGCAACCGCTTGATCGAAGGGGCAGCACAATTCAAGGACCACCGCGCCGCAGTCCGTGGCAATGACAACGTGCTGCACTGGAAGCAGCGGACACGAAAGAAGAGGCGCAAGTAAATGGCAAAGGTTCCCGCGTTCAAACCCCGTAAGGCGACCAAGACCGAAGAGGCGATTGAGCACGCGCTGGCGTCGGACGGCGGGGATCGCTTCCGCGCCCTGCTCGAAAAGTGGATGCCCTTAATCGACGATGCTTACCGGCAGGGCGAGTCCAAGCTGCGCTCGCACTTCGGCCTGTCGAGCGTCGGTCGCCCGTGCGACAAGGAGCTCTGGATGAAGTGGCGCTGGTTCGGCACCAAGCCGATTGCGCCGCGACTTATGCGCCTCTTCAATCGGGGCCACCGGGAAGAGGCAGTGTTCCTGGCCCTACTGGAAATGATCGGTGTCCACATCCACGTCAATCCGGACGGCGGCCAGGATCGCGTGTCGTGCTTCGGCGGGCATTGCGGAAGCGCCTTGGACGGGACGCTCTACGGGGTTCCCGATTGCCCGGCAGAGTGGGTGCTCGGCGAGTTTAAGACGCACAACACCAAGTCGTTCTGCAAGCTCGTCGGCGACGCCTCGGTCCAAGTGTCGAAACCCGACCACTATGCACAGATGCAATCGTGTATGAAGCTACGCGGCATCTTCAAGACGCTCTACATGGCGGTCAACAAGAACGACGATGACCTCTACTGCGAGATCGTGGAATACGACCCCGCATATGCCGACGCCAAGATCGAGCGGGCGGGCCGCCTTGTGTTCCTTCGCACGCCACCAGCGCGGGCGAGCAACGACCCATCGGATGACAAGTGCCGGACGTGCGATATGCTGGAACAGTGCCACTATAACGCGCCCCTCCTGGTCAACTGTCGGACGTGCCGCCATTCTGTCGCTGACCCGGGCGGAACTTGGGGGTGCGAGCTTCGCAACATTGTCCTAGACAAGGCTGCACAGATGGCGGGCTGCGACCAGCACGCCTTCATTGATGGAGTGCAAACCAAATGAGGCGAACGCCCCGCGACTATCAGGAGGCAGCTCGGGACGCGATCTACGCCTACTTCGCCAACGGCGGAACGGGCAATCCGGTCGTCGCCCTGCCGACTGGCACGGGCAAGTCGCTGATCCCGCCCGACTTCATTGAGAAGGTGCTTGAGTTCTGGCCCGGGCAGCGTTTCGCCGTGCTCGTCCACGTCAAGGAGCTGGTGGCGCAGAACTACGCGACAATGATCCGGCAATGGCCAGGTGCGCCGGCAGGCGTTGTCTCGGCGGGCCTCGGCCGCAAGGAGTGGGGCCGTCCGATCACCTTCGGCGGCATCGGCTCGGTTGCCAAGCACGCAAAGCGTCTCGGTCACATAGACGTCCTCTTCGTGGACGAGTGCCATCTGGTCAGCGATAACGAAGACTCAATGTATCGGAAGCTGATCGACGAGCTGCTCAAGATCAATCCGCATATGAAGGTGGTCGGCCTGTCGGCGACGCCTTGGCGCGTGGGAACGGGTCACATAGTTGACGGAGACGTCTTTACGGACGTTTGCTACGATGCCACCACGCTCGAAGCGTTTAACTGGTTCATCGACCAAGGTTACCTCGTCCCGCTGATCCCGCGTCCGACCAAGACGACGCTTGACACCGAGAAGGTCGGCCTGTCCGGGGGCGAGTATAACCAGAAGCAGTTGCAGGGCGCGGTCGACCGCGAAGAGATCACCGCGGCGGCCGTCGAAGAGGCGCTTGAGCTCGCGCATGATCGCCAGTCGGTCATTGTCTTTGCAACGGGCATTGAGCATGCGGAACACATTGCTTCGTATCTCGAAAGCCGGGGCGAGACCGCGGTCGTCATCCACTCTAAGATGACCGACGCCGAGCGCGACCTGCGCTTGGAAGCGTTCAAGTCGGGCAAGGTGCGGTGGGCGGTCAATAACAACGTCCTGACCACGGGCTTCGACCATCCTGGCCTCGACTGCATTGTTATGCTGCGTCCGACGCGCTCACCTGGCCTATGGGTGCAGATGCTCGGGCGGGGCACCCGTCCCGACTACGCCGAGGGGTTCGACCTTGAGACGCAAGAGGGGCGCCTGCTCGCTATCCAACAGTCGGGCAAACAGAACTGCCTCGTCCTCGACTTCGCCGGCAACACCATCAGCCTCGGTCCCATCAACGATCCCCAGTTGCCGAAGAAGCGCGGCAAGGGCGGCGGCACGCCCCCGGTCAAGACGTGCAAGGAAGAGAACACCAAGGACAGCGACGGCTGCGGCGTGTATAACCACCCGACCGCTCGGACGTGTATCAACTGCGGCGCTGAGTTTATCTTCGAGGTCAAGATCACCGACCGCGCGGGATCGTCGGCGCTGATCGCCGGCAGCGGAACCAGCAAGGCATACGAGCAGCCGGTCGTCAACGAGTTTAAGGTCACCAGGATGACGCTTGAGCGCCATCACAAGATCGGACGTCCGGATTCAATCAAGGTCAATTACTATTGCGGGCTGCGTCGCTTCACATGGTATGTCTGCCCTGAGCACGGCGGGATTCCGCGCCGTAAGGCCGAGCATTGGTGGGCGCGACATGGCGGTGGGGCGTTGCCCGACAACGTGGAATCCGCGCTCGCATTGATCGACACGCTCAACACCCCGCAAGGGATCAGGGTGTGGGAGAATCGCAAATACCCCGAAATCTTGGATTGGATCTTCGCATGAGCTGGTTGACACGTTCGCAGGACATCCGCGCCATTGTCCAGGCGCTCGGCACCGAGAAGCCGTGCTGCTATAACTGCGACCACTTCGAGCACGGGACAACGGACAGGGAGCTGCTGACCGTGTCGGGCGCGCATTGCTCGCTCGACCCGATGAAGCGCCTGCCGCCGCCCAAGGTGCAGGCGTATGGTTGCCCAGCTTTCGAGGAAGTCGTCCCCTTCTAAATGCACCGCCATTTTCGCCTTGCGGGGTCACTCGCGGGCGCGCTATCACACAACCGAAGGAGCAACCAACATGATCGAAAACAGTCAACGTCCGATCCCGGCGCGTTATGCCTCGGACGGCAAGATCGACGTCCACAGTCACTTTCTCACGATCCAAGGCGAGGGGCCATACTGCGGACAGCGTGCGCTATTCATTCGGCTCCACGGCTGCAACCTGCGCTGTCCCGGATGCGATACCAACTATACCGACACCATCACCGCGGCGACGGACGGGTTCATGCTGCGTCTGGCTCGGGAGCACCTGCCGGTCGGCGGGCTGGTGGTCATCACGGGCGGCGAGCCTTTGCGCCAGAACATCGTGCCGAGCGTCCGCAAGCTGCTCGAAGCCAACTACCGGGTGCAGATCGAAACCAATGGCGTCCTATTCCCGGACGGGCTCGAAGACTTGCTCTATGTATGGGGGAGCGTCGGACAGCGTTGGTCACCCGGCCAGGTGCCGGCGCGCCTGTCGATTGTCTGCTCGCCCAAGACGAGCCGCATCCACGACAAGGTGCACCGTCATGCCATCGCCTTCAAGTATGTGCTCCAGGCCGACAACGTGGACGAAGATGGGCTGCCGCTGCGCGCCCTCCGCCACGCGGCCGCTCCCCGCGTAGCCCGACCCCCGGTCGGCGCGCCCGTCTATGTCCAGCCGATGGACGAGGCGGACCCTGTGGCGAACGCCCGCAACCTTGCCGCCGCGGTCAAGTCGACCATGGATCACGGTCACACGTTGCAGTTGCAGATCCACAAAATTCTAAACATGGAGTAATCCGATGCAAGTGCAGAAAGAACTACCGGGAACATCCTCGGTTGATGGCGCGCGCCCCGCCGTTGTGGTGCTGTCCGGCGGACAAGATTCGATGACCTGCCTCGCTATTGCGCTCGCGCGTCATAGCGACGTCTATACCGTCTCATTCGACTACGGGCAGCGCCACGCGGTCGAGCTGGAACAGGCCGCGCTGATCGCCCAGCGCGCCAACGTGCCGCACCGGGTGGTTGACGTTCGCTCCTTCGGCGAGCTCGTCACCAGCGCACTGACCGCGACCTCGGATGTGGATGATGAGTCCGTTAGCGGTCGCCATCCGAACAAGCCGAAGCTGCCGGCGTCATTCGTTCCGAACCGCAACGCCTTGTTCCTGACCATTGCTCACGCGATTGCTCAGGAGGTCAACGCGGGGTATCTCTACACGGGTGTCTGCCAAACCGACTACTCGGGATACCCCGATTGCCGGCAGGCGTTCATCTCGATGCTTGAGGACTCGCTCAACATCGGATACGAAACGAGCATCACCATCGTTACTCCAATGATGAACGTCAACAAGGCGGAAACCTTCGCCATGGCCGAACGACTGGGCGTGCTGCGGGACGTGATTGAGCACAGCCACACCTGCTATAATGGCGACCGCTCGCCGCATGAGTGGGGCGCTGGTTGCGGGCATTGTCCGGCTTGTGAAATCCGGGCTCGCGGCTATAACGAGTTTGTTGCCAAGGCAGCGTAACCAACCGGGGAGGGTTCGCCCTCCCCAACTTTCGGAGCGTTCAATGTATCGTGTCACCAAAACCTACGGCCACAACAATGGATGGTCGGTCATGTTCCGCCAGCCGGGCGCAAAGTCGCATTGCCGCGACCCGCATGGCTACCCGCTTGAGTTCCGCTTGATCTTCGAGTCCTCGACATTGGACGCGAACAACTGGGTTCTCGACTTCGGCGGCCTCAAGCCGGTCAAGGCCTGGCTCGCCGACAACTTTGACCACAGGACGATTCTCGCTGAGAATGACCCCGCGCTGGGTGACTTCATGTCCCTCTACGCGAAGCACGGGTTCCGCCTGCCTCTGGTGATCCCT